GATAGTAGATTCCGGTGTTGGTGTCTCCGGTCGTTGTGAGAGCGGGTAGCGCGGCTGTGCCAGCAGCAAACGTCGAGACACCCGTCACACCCAGCGTCGTCCCAACCGTAGCCGCGCCGGTGATGGTGGCGGAGCCAGCGGTAACGAGTCCGGTGACAGTCAATGCTCCACTCGCAGTCGGCGAGGATGAGAGGATGTTGTTGACGCTGATCTTCTTGGTGGTGCCACTTGCCGCCATCGTGGTATCGCTGACATCAACGATAGGGATAACGTCATTAGCTGGATCAGCGGCGGTCAACGCCGTCAGTGCTGTGATCTTTGTGTCTGCCATATTATTCTACGGTTAAAATGAATTTGTCGGATGCTTCGGTTAAAATGAGATCGGTGCCCTGCTCAGTTGCCATTCGATCGTAGGTGCCAAAAGACAACACGATCTTCCCAGTTCCATCCTCTTGCAGTACGAAGAACTCGTCTTCCTGCAATAGATCCCGGCGCACGATCGGCAGATCGGCGGGCGTGACGTTTCCGCCAGACCCACTTGATGCCAATCGTGTTCCAAGAGCGAGTGTCACGGTTAGGAGCTGATGATTCCGTTGAACGCGACCACCTGACCACTGGAAATCTGGAAGCTCGTGATCGGCCCAGGAAGCGTGATGCCAGCGGGGATAGCCACTGTGGACCAAGAGCCGCTGATACCATTGCCGGTGATCGAAGTGAAAGTGGTGACGGCAATCGTGGTGATCGCAACGAATGGGCCAGTGGTCAACGCGGTAGAGGTCACGAGCTGGAAGCCCGCATTGCCCATCGAATACTCGGTTGCCAGATTAGATTCTATGCTCATATGTCCCAAATTTTACGGATCTGATTCTTGCTGAAAGTGCTTTCAAAGCGGGTACCCTGCCGGTCTTCCATCCGGCTAAAGCCCTGCTTCACCTTGTCCTTGAGTTCGGCTTCGCGGGCAAAACCGGTAACCCCGAAGCGGGCTACCGGCTGCCTCGTCCAGCGTTCACCCTTGATCACAAGAGAATCGGTTCCCATTGGAGCGATTTGCTCCAAGGACTTGCCTTTGTTCTCGAAGGTGTAGATCGGCATGTTAAGACTCCATCTCGCTGTCGTACTCGGAAACCATGTTTCGCATACCTTCTTCGTCCATTGGTTCCATTGATTCCTTGCCGGCCTTCTCGTACTCGGCGGGCATACCGTTCACGCTTTGGATCTCAACGTAAGCCTCACCATTTTCAAGCTTCTTGAGAATACCCCGAACTTCCTGTAGGACAACTTCATCACCAACCTCGGGGGAAGCCTGTTGGCCATCTTCCGTGTCAGTGGAAAGAGCCTCGACTGGAATCGCAATCATTGGCGCATTGTTGTCAGCCTCATCACATCCGCAAGCGGAATGAGAAGGGGCACCACCGATTTCTCGACGATGCCCCTTTGGGCCGACGGCAATCACCATGATGGTGGCCGTCTTAGGTCGCATATTACAGCGTGGTAGAGGTCTTCGTACGATGCACCAAGTACCAGACAGGGTTAGCAGTCGAGCCAGTGTTACCAGCGGCCAAACGCAGAGCGGCGAAGTAGAGCTTCACACCAACGGTGACGAGCTGGTTCAACGGATCGCTCTTGTCGGGGGTATCGGTGATCACAACCTTCGGGGACAACGGATCATCACCGGTCAAGGCAGGGATACCAAACGACTCGTTACCGAAGAAGAACGAGGCGATGATGTCCTTGCTAACCGCCAGACCGCCACCCGCGGCGGAAGCCTGATAGATGAACTCATCAGCGGCAGTGGCGGAGCCAGTGCTGACAAACGAGTTGGTCTGAGTGACAACGCGGCAACCGTAGATGGAACCCACCTCGCCCTTGTAGAACGGGGTACCCTTGTTGCCGTAGTTGGAGGCGTTCAACCAATCGGCATCGCGCATCAAATCACGGGTAACACGAGGATCGGTCGCCAGGACGTAGCCACCATTGATCATCGGAGCGCGGTTACGCTTCAGGCGGGTCATTGAATCGAGGACAGCAGAAGCGGTCATCGTGGCATCGGCAGCAGTGGTCGCACTGTTCAGACCAGAGAACGTCTGAGTGGTCAGCGTAGCAGGGTTGCCGTACACCTTAATACCGCCGGAAGAAGCGGCAGTGTTACAAGCATCCGAGTTATCGAACGTACCACCACCCTCAGCGGCGGAACCGATAGAGGAACCGCTGGCGGTGAGGTTAGATCCGATCAGGGTGTTACGAATGACCGAGTCAACCCAGAGGGCCATGTCCAGACCGGAGGTCTTGGTGGCCTGTTGGAGTGAGTTGAACAGGTCCGTAGCGCGGAGGATGTCGGTCAATCCGATCACCTGACCGTACTGAGCGAGGCTCTTGCTGAGGCTGTTGAGAACAAGAGCGCGGTAGTTCGCGGAACCAATTGCCGTACCCTCAGTCAACGTCTTAACATCAGCAACGCTCGGCGCACCAAAGCGGAACATTGTGATGGCCTTGTTGCCGTTGTTCTTGGGGATCGGAGCCTTCATGGAGAACTGATCAAGAATCGTCTCCTGTTGGACGATCGAGAGAAGCTCCTTGCTGAAGAAGTTCTGGAACTGACTGGTTAGTGTGGTTGAAGTAGTAACGCCTGCCATATTTTAGTTGTGGTTGTGCTATTGGTTGCTTTCCCGGTCGAACTCTCGTGTCGCTCGCATGAGCGCATCCCTTTGCTCCTTCATGGATAACCGTGAGAAATCTTTCTCCTCGGTCTTAAGTTGTCCTGCCGGAACGCTTTTACCAATGGCGGTCTTCTGCTGGAGCTTGTTGAGCTGTTCTTTCAGAGACTTATTCTCGGACTCAAGTGACTGAGATCTACCCGCAGTATCTTGGAGCTTCATCAATTCTACCGCATGGACAAGTCCATCCGGCATTCCAGTGAGAAATGGAACACGCTGCAATAATTCAACCGTTCGCTTGTACTCAGGACTGGACTGATCCTTCAGCCACACTTCCTTCTCAGAAAGTCGGCCATAGTTGTCAGCCCACGACTTATTAAAGCGTTCCTGTTGAACCTGCTGCTGCTTCACACTCACGGTCTTACGGACGCCATCAGCCTTAGCTCGCGCTGCTTTGGCCAACTGAGAGTCACCATCCGCATCGAATTCCTTGGCCGCAGCCTCGTAATCCTCCGCAGTGTAACCCTTCTCGTCCCGAAAAGAATTGGTATCAGCAACCGTGGATTGCTCCCGTTGCTTGTTCCACTCTTCCCGTTCACGCCTCACCGCCTCGCGCTCGGCCCTGATAGCCTCCTTCTCAGCGTTGATTTGTTCCCAGGTCTTGGTCTTTCGATTCTGATCCTGGGCGAATTTGCTCTTCTGATCCTTCGGCTTCTCCTCCTTCTGCTTGGCCTTTGAATCGGTCTCTGACTTACTGCTCGTGCCTACATCATCTTGCTCGCGGTTATTAACCTCTTTACTGGCACTCCCCTCATTGGAGGAATCTTGCTCAACCGAAGCTGACTCGTTTTTATTTTGAGTCTGCTCCCGTGGTTGGCTGTCGATATCGACACCAGCATCGTGATCATTGGCCAAAGCGAGCATCGCATCGGCACTCATTGTTTCATCTGACATATTGTGCTTCTATTCGTTTGCTGGTCCGCACAGACGCAGCAACCGCAACTTTGATCCTATGTATTCGTGACAGAATCCGGATCATCTTCCTGTCCCGTAATTGATTCTCGGTCGGCCATCATCTCGATGACCTTCACAAGACTGGCCTGACCCATTGCAAATCCAGAGGAGTATTGCAAATGGTTTCTGTCCGTAATTGCAGAAGCGTTCTGCATAAGAACAGTGTTCAGGAGAGCGTCCTTGAACTTTTTTCCGGTCTCGCTCTTGAAAAAGTTATTGAGGGTGGTCGCGTCATCCCTGTTCCAAGGAAGCGCATCGACCCAGCATTGATGCCGGCCAAAAGTCCATGCGGCGCGGACTCGTGAAATGAGTGAGATCATCACTTAGCCTTCTTGCGACCGGCTGCGGCGCGGCGCATGAACTCTGCGGCCCCAAGATTCTTGCGACCAATGTATGCCGCTAGAGCTTTGGGATCATCCGCGCCCTCCTTCTTGAGTTGCGTTGCCAGTTTGCTGAACTTCGATTTCTTTTTCATAAATCTACCATGCCCGACATGACCAAGTTCTGGGTTTCGTAGGATCTTTCGCCGTATCGCAGTTGTGCCTCGCTCGGAAGCTCTTGCGCCGCTCGGGATCGTCCTTCTTGATCTCCATATTGGGATCACCGAACCGAACCTTGATCACGGTGCCCTTCGGATTGCGGACGTACACCGCTTTCTTCTTGGACTCGCCCGGTGTGTAGAAAGGTTTGCCTAGCGATACTTTCTTTCCTTGGTACTCGGCCATATCAAGATTGGAATAGCGGTGAATCCTGCAACTCCTTGATGTTCTCCTGCCTCTTAGCCTTCTGGAACCTGATCTTCGGTGCCACACCCTCCTCAAGCTGCTCCATTAACGGAGCTT